AAATAGAATAAACAAAGGAGATTAAATAAATGTCTATTTTACAAAAACTTACAGAAGGTGTCGTTAGTCGCGACATGCGTAAGGAAGGTGCGGCACTCCTCAATAAGTGGGAGCAGACCGGTCTTCTAGAGGGCCTTCAAACAGATGTAGAGAAGAACAACATGGCCCGTCTTCTCGAAAACCAAGCAAAGCAGCTTCTAAAAGAGGCAGCCTCAACAATGAGTGGTGGCGACGTAGAAGGTTTCGCTGCTGTTGCTTTCCCAATTGTCCGTCGTGTATTCGGTGGTCTTATTGCTAATGACCTTGTAAGCGTTCAGCCAATGAGCCTTCCATCAGGTCTTATCTTTTTCCTAGACTTCACTTTTGGTGGAGCAGGATCAACCCCAGATGACCGCTTAGACTTTGCTAGAGGCGAGTCAATCTATGGTCAGTCAGTTGTTGGTTCCGCACTAACAGGTGGTGTGGATCTTGATGGTGAGCTTAATACTGCTGCCGGTCCACTTTATAACCTAACTAATGGTTATTCTTCACCAGTTAGAGCAGCAACTAACGTCTCTGTTGCCGGTTTTGCTTCGGGTACTTTCGGCGGCGCACCGGACACTGACGATAAAGCAGTGCTTCAAGATGATCGCGAGCAAACAGTTAATTCACTTCTTCGTTTTGACCCAGCTTTTACTTCTGGTACTACAAATTACTACATTGGCCAGGTCGCACAGACATCGCTACCACAGCTCAATGTTGACGATTTGGTAACAATTACTTGTACTGGTTCAACTTTTACCAGTTCGGGCGCCACGCAGCTTCGTCGTTTAACTCAGTTTTCTGGTTCACGTAGCTCTGGTCAGCTTTTCATTGTTGTAGCATCTGATACAGTCACTGCTGCTAACCTTTCCGCTTCATGCGCCAATGTTGCGCTAGATTACGCTCAGGCTGATAACTTCATTGGCGATGCTGACTCGGTTGGTTCTGTAGCTGGTGCGTCACAATGGGGATTAGAGAACAATGAGTCTATTCCAGAAATTAATCTAAAAGTCGACTCGATTTCCGTAACAGCGACAACCAAAAAGCTCAAGGCAAAGTGGACACCAGAATTAGGTCAAGACCTAAACGCTTACCACAATCTTGACGCAGAGGTTGAGCTTACTTCGATTCTTTCTGAGCAGATTGCTCTTGAGATCGACCGTGAGATTGTTGAAGATCTTGTAAAAGGCTCAACTGCTGGTACGTACTACTGGTCACGCAGCCCAGGACTTTTTGTTGATCGTTTGACCGGTCAAGAGATTGGTGCTAGCTCCGCTGCTCCAGACTTCACCGGTACTGTTTCTGAGTGGTACGAGACTCTTGGCGAGACCATTAACGATGTGTCTGCTCAGATTCACCGTAAGACTCTCCGTGGCGGCGCGAACTTCCTTGTTACTTCCCCAGAGGTTGCTAACATCCTTGAGTTCACAGCCGGTTTCCGCGCTAACGTAACCCATGACGATGCTACTGGTACTGCTGGTACTCACCAAGTTGGTACTTTGAGCAAGCGTTATGACGTATACGTTGATCCTTACTTCCCACGTAACCTTATCCTCGTTGGACGTAAGGGTGGTTCCTTCCTAGAGAGCGGTTATGTATACGCTCCATACGTGCCACTACAGGTCACTCCTACCATCTTCGGTGTGGAAGACTTCGTACCACGTAAGGGTGTCATGACTCGCTACGCGAAGAAGATGGTTCGACCAGATATGTATGGTCTAGTCATTTGTCGTGGACTCTTAGGTGAGGCCGGCGCAACAGCGTAAGCTTAATCTAAACTAAAATAGTTTAAAAACAAACCTGACCCTGTGTTTCTTTTGAGGCATGGGGTCTTTTGTTTTATGGCCAAACTAGTTACTGTACCCATGTTTCTGACATGATTATAAATGGTGAAAACCAAGGGAGGGTTTTAAATTATGGGTTCAAAAAGAGTAGGTCTTGCGAGAACGCAAGCATTAATTGAGAATTTAAAGAGAAGTTTAGATTTAACTAGTTCAACTTTAAGCGGTGTCGCTGTTGATGGCGCCACAACATTATCTACCGGAGTACAAACCGTTGCCGCTGCTGGTAGTGATCAATCTGACGCAACCGCAATTACAGCAACTACCCCGTTAGTGCTAGTTACCGGCGCCGGTTCTGGCAAAGGTGTAAAATTACCAGCATTATCTAGTATTCCAGCTGGTACTATTTTGATCATTGCAAATACTGCAGCAGCAGTTTTGAAGGTATATCCAGCGAGCAACGATAAGGTTTTGCCTTTGTCAGATGATGCTAATTTCACAATGGCGGCTTCCACTACCGCAATTTGCGTAGCGGCTGATGCTACCCAATGGATTGGATTTGAAGGCGCAGTGATTGCTGGATAAATAATAATAATACTTAAACAATCTTATAAACCCCCTTCCTTTTTGGTTGGGGGTTTTTTTATATAAAAACAACTATTTATATAAAACAGGAGTTTTATTATGGGTAAGAAAAGACGATTGATTAAGAAATCTAATAAATTTGCTAGAAAATACTCTAGTCATCCAAGGTATAAGTTTTTACACCTAGAAGAAAAAACTGAAGAAACTATTAATAAAGAGTTGACTGTGGAAGTTAATAAAGTACATAAAACTGAAAAACCGCAAGAGATTAAAAAAACCAAGACCAATATTAAAGTTGAACCTGTAGTTAAAGTTGAGTCTAAGACAACAGCTAATACAAAGGCTAAAGTCGAAAGAAAGATCAAAAAAACAACAATAAAAAACAAGACATCTAAATCCAACACTAGAAAGACGAATACCCAGAGAGTCAAAAAAACTAAACCAACTACTGACAAAGCCATTTAAGCCTTCTCCTACTATTTATAGGGAGGAGAACTATAAATGTCTGAACCCACACTAACACCAGTTTCACGGATGAGCAAAGTTATATTGCCTACTGGAAGTAATCCAACTGAAGCTTCTGAAGCTTCTTTTCCCTTTGGTGTATATACTTCTGATCAATTTTTTCTATCAGGAGCAGCTGACCAAGTAGCTTATACCTTTCATAAACTAGGCGGCGATGTTTTAGACATAGAGTTAACAAAAGAGCAAATATTTTCAGCTTATCAAGAATCAGTTTTGGAGTATTCTTATCTTCTAAATATTCACCAAGCAAAGAACTCAATTGGCGATCTTTTGGGCGCAAAAACTGGTTCTTTTAACGAAGAGGGCCAACTACAAGATACAACGAATCTTGAGGATGTAGCTCTAAAATTCCCTAAGTTTAAGTTCGAATATGCTAGAAGAGTGGGTCATGGTTACTCTACCGAAGCTGGCTTAGGTGGTGTTACTCCGATATATTCTGCTTCATTTACAACTGAATTAAATAAACAAGATTATGACCTACAAGCGATTGTCTCATCATCTGCCGCGAGCGATACTAGTGCTCCCTATTATAATCTTATAGGTGACGCAAGAATTAATGTAACAAAAGTTTATTACAAAACGCCACAAGCAATGTGGAGATTCTTTGGTTATTACGGTGGTTTAAATACGGTTGGGGATTTAGCTAGTTATGGTCAATATGCTGATGATAGTACATTTCAGTTGATACCGACATGGCAAAACAAATCTCAGGCTATGGCCTTCGAAGACGCTATATATACAAGAAATAGTCACTATAGTTTTGAAATTAAAAACAATAGTTTAAGAATATTTCCTCAAACAGTCGCGACAAGTCCAAAAGAAATGTTTATAGAATTTTTTGTTGATTCGGACACACCTTGGAAAGAAGATGGAACAACTGATAATGGCGTCGATGGTATTAATAATATCAACACATTGCCTTTTGAAAATACACCTTATCAATCTATTAATTCAATTGGTAAACAGTGGATCAGAAGATTCGCTCTTGCATTGTCAAAAGAAACTTTAGGAAATATTCGCTCTAAAATAAGTTCAATACCTATTCCTGGCGACAGCGTAACTCTTGACGGACCAGCGTTAATATCTCAAGGACAAGCAGAACAAGAAAAATTACGAGAAGAATTAAAAACAATTTTTGATGAGCTTACTTATGCTAAGATCGCACAGGGAGACGTTGAACTTACTGACGCAGTAAATAAGGTACAAGAAAGAATCCCAATGAGGATTTTTGTGGGGTAATGAATGGCCGATAACGAATGGACACAACCAGATGCACCTCCACCACCTCTATTCTTGGGAAAGAAAGAGCGTGATTTTGTAAAGCAAGTAAATGATGAACTCATTGAACGCATTGTTGGTCAAGGTATTTTTTATTATCCAATAAGCATGGAACACACAAACTTTCATCCAATGTATGGAGAGGCTGTAGAAAAAACTTATTTGTCTCCAGTTAGAGTGTATGCGCTCGTAGTATGGGAAGGTTTTGTAACTGAAACTACAAACTTAGGAATAGATCGTAGACCATCGATAATAGTTCATTTTCACAAAAGAAGATTAACTGAAGATCAAGATCTTTTTGTAAGAGAAGGAGATTTTGTTCAATATGGAGACACTTTTTATGAAATCGTTCAACTAAACGAACCGAAACAAATATTTGGACAAGTTGATCATAAAATAGAAATAGAAGCAAAGTGTATTAAAGCACGTCAAGGATTATTCAATGCCAAGTAACGATCAATATAAAGGCGTAGAAGACGCAGACAAAAACGTAAGTGTTGAAGAAGTACAACCTTCAACTTTAGAAAACATTGATTTTGCTTTTTTTGATTTTATTAATGAAAAGATGTCGAGCAGAGCAACTAGTAACGATGGCTGGAAAAAAGTACCAGTGGTCTGGGCCAGCGCTGAGAGATCTTTTTTATCTAAAAACAATCAAGATCTAAGAGACAGCGATGGTACATTAAACTTGCCGATTATTTCAATTGAGCGTACAACGATAAATAAAAGCAAAACAAGAAAAGGAAAATATTACGGACTAAGCGGAGTGTTACCAGACGCAGATAGATTCGGACGAATTACTCTGGCTAGAAAAATAGTTAAAGACAAAACAAATAACTTTTCAGTGGCGGATAATATTAAAAAATTTGGCGGCTCTGTTAATAAAGTTGCCAAAAGACAGGCTTATTTTCCAAAAAAGAAAAACGATAAAGTTGTTTATGAAACACTTAGTATACCGTTGCCGGTGTATGTTTCAATGAATTATGATGTTACAGTAAGAACAGAGTACGTTCAGCAAATGAATGATTTGTTAGCTCCATTTATTACTTTAGGATCTTCTATAAGCTATTTTGTAATTAAGAAAAATGGCCATCGCTATGAAACATTTTTACAAGAGGGGCTGAATTTAGCAAACAATATTTCTAATCTAGGCACAGACGAAAGAATGTATTCAACAAAAGTATCATTCGAAGTTTTGGGATATTTGATAGGTGAGGATCCCAACGGAGAGCGGCCAAAAATCGTAAGAAGAGAAAGCGCAGTAGAAGTTAAAATTCCAAGAGAGCGAGTCATCTTTGGTGATATTCCAGACTATGGTGACGGAAAATCAAAATACAGAGATTAAACAAAATGGTTTTTGCGCTCTTAACTCACTAATTAATAAAGAAACAATTATCATTTACGTTTCAGCAAAAGGAGAATTACAATATGCCGGCAAAAGACTTTAAGTTCATTTCACCTGGGGTTTTCATTAATGAGATAGATAACTCACAATTACCCGCAGCCCCTGGAGGTATTGGACCCGTTATCATTGGTAGAGCAAAGCAGGGTCCTGCTTTAGTCCCAACAAAAGTAAACTCATTTCAAGAATTTGTGGAAGTTTTCGGTGCACCGATTCCTGGCGCCACTGCTAATGATGTTTCCCGCGAAGGTGACATCACTGGTCCGACATATGGAGCCTACGCAGCGCAGGCTTGGTTAAGAAACAATTCTCCTGTGACCTATGTTCGACTAGTAGGCCAGCAGCACGCAAACGCTACAGAGGGTCAAGGTGAAGCTGGCTGGGAACTTCAAACTCCTGTAGGAAACATAGCGCAGCCTAAAAAGGTTGGTAGCTCGACGGATGTTGGCGGCGCATATGGTCTTTTCGTATTTCAATCTGGTACTGTCGCTTCAGAGGATACAGTAGAAACAAATAACACTGGTACTCTTGCTGCTATTTGGTATGTAACCACTGGCTCCGTGGCACTAAGTGGAACGGTTATCTCTGCTAGTCATGGCAACCTTGGAGACTCCAGCAACAGAACTGCTAATCAAAAAGGCACGAACCAATATTTTGCTGCAGCGAATGGAGAATCAGCTACTTTTAAAGTTGTTATTTCTGGTGAAAATGGAGAAACAGAAATTGATACAAAGTTTAATTTTAGCAACAGTTCCGAAGATTTTGTTCGTAAGGTTTTTAATACAAACCCAACGTTAACAAATAGCGCTATTACTGATAGCAGTAGCAACGCATTTAGAACCTATTGGCTTGGTGAAACATTTGAAGATGAGGTAAACGAAAGACTTCAAGCCACGAGCGCCTCACACCACTATGGTGTTATTTTACCGCTTTTTAATGGCACGGTAAATGGCGGCGATTTTAGACGCGACTACAACGATCCAGCCACGGGTGACTTTATTGGTCAAGATTTAACTAATAATAGCGGATCTTATAGAGCTAGTGATATGGAGAAACTCTTTAAGTTCCGAGCAAGAAACACTGGCCGCTGGGCTTCAAAAAACATTAAAGTTTCAATTGCTGATATTCGCGCATCTAGCGATCCGGCAAATGCTTATGGATCTTTCTCTGTACAAATTAGAGTTATGAACGATACAGATAATCGTCCAAAATTCTTAGAGCAATTTAACAATTGTAACTTAAATCCCTCGTCTGAGAATTTTGTTGCTAGAAAAATTGGTGATAAATTTCTTGAGTGGGATGATCAAGAAAGAAGATATAGAGAGTATGGTGATTTTGAAAACCGCTCTGACTATGTTTATATTGTATTAGATGATAGTGTTCGGGAAGGTAAAACAAACCCAGAACTTCTTCCGTTTGGTGTGTTCGGCCCTCCAAGGTTCTTACCTTTTAATGCTGGTGATACTAGTGTTAACACATTAGTAACAGGCGGCGCCGACTTCTATAATCACGCTGAGTTCCAGCCAACTGGTCAATATGTATCTGCTTCTGCTGGTACGAATGAAGGCACCACAGCAAGTAAAACGGACGCAATCGTGATTGCCAATGGCGCAGTAACCGCCGATAAGACTATCAGTATAGCCTTCCCCAATAACTATGGCGCCTTGGCTGGTACCACAGTTGAATTTGTATTCAAAAGCAGTGGTGACGTAAACACGGGAACACCAACTACCAATCAGGTTTTCGTAAGTCACGGAGGTAGCGCAGCGGATAGTGCGACAAACTTTAGAAAAGCAATCCAAAGTGTAGCCAACAATGATGGATCTGATGATGTTAAATTTGGAGATAATGCTGCGTTTACCGGCGTCGGCAGCGGCTTTGGAATTCCAGACTTAAGCGCAGCTGTAGGAACCGCTCCAGAAAAAATTACGCTTACTGCGGACATCGCTGGTACTGATGGTAATAGCATTACTATAACAGATGATGATGAGGATATAACCGTTCAAAGTCCACTAGCTGGAGGCACTGATGACCTGAAAGGTTATAACGCACGATTCCAGTTCCCAAGCTTAAGACTGAGAGTTTCTGCTTCAGAGGGAGATCCAACTGATCCAACTGCTGTATACTACGGTGTTGATACTACTTTCAATTTGAGTGGCCGCCCATCTCATACGATTGGTGAATACACCGGTCCAAAGCCAGCTGGCGTTAGCATGGACGTATTAACTACTGCTGGTAACGCCAGAACAGAAAACAGCTTTGTTTTCTCACTGGATGACATGTGTATTAATCAGGCTGATGGAAATGTCGCATTGTCAGGCACGTTAGTTTATAAGTCTGGCTCTAGACATAATTCAGATGCACGCGGCGGCATGACCTATGTGCGTGAAACAGCCATTTCAAGTGGTAGTTACCGCACGATTCTTGATTTAGGTGCTGACCGCTTTAGCACCGTTTTACATGGTGGCTTTGATGGCCTAGATATTACGGAAGCAGAGCCGTTCAGAAATACCGGTCTTGATAACAAGAATGAGCGTACAAGCTACGCTTTCAATTCTCTTAAAGTCGCTATTGATTCTTTAAGAGATCCAGAATTTGTAGAGTTTGACTTAGCAGCTGCTCCGGGTGTCACTAACAACACACTTAACAGAAATTTGATTGATATGTGTGAGGGTCGCGGCGATGCTTTAGCGGTTGTTGACTTGAAAGGTGGCTACGTTCCAGAAACAGAGAACACACGAAGTGTACAAAACAGAATTGGTTCGGCGCAAGCTACAATCGACAACAAGCGACAAAACTTACAGATAAATTCAAGCTTTGGGTGCGCTTACTATCCATGGGTTCAGATTCAAGACACCATTCAGGGTTCAATTATCTGGGCACCACCTTCTGTTGCGGCCATCGGCGCAATGTCCTATGGACAAGCAACACAAGAGCTTTGGTTCGCACCGGCAGGGTTTACCCGCGGTGGCCTTAGCGCTAATGCCGCTGCTGGTATACCGGTAGTTGGTGTGCGTGAAAGACTGATATCAAAAGAGCGCGATAAACTTTATGAAGCGAATATTAACCCAATCGCCCAATTCCCAGCGGAGGGAATTGTAATCTTCGGACAGAAGACGTTACAGGTAACACCTTCTGCTCTAGATAGAATTAATGTTAGAAGATTGTTGATCTTCCTTAAGAAGAGAATTTCAAGAATCGCTGCTACACTATTATTCGATCAGAACGTACAAACAACTTGGAACAGATTCCGCGGCCAAGTTGAGCCGTTCTTACAGTCTGTAAAAACCGGTCTCGGTTTGACAGATTTTAAACTAGTGCTGGATGAAACTACAACAACACCAGATTTGATTGATAGAAACGTCCTGTACGCTCAAATTTTCTTAAAACCAGCAAGATCAATTGAGTTTATTGCGGTCGACTTCGTAATTACCGACTCGGGTGCTTCTTTTGAGGATTAATTTATAGTGCTGACTAATTATAAAAAGGAGAAAACATTAAATGGCATTTTACGCAAACCCAACAACAGATCCTAAAAGATCTTTTAGATTTTTATTTTCCATACCGTCGAGTACGGTCGATGGAGGTCTGCAGTCTTACTACATAAAAGAAGTTAAGAAACCTACATTTCAAATGGAAGGTGGTCCGCAAATTAAATATATTCAGCACGCATTTAAATACCCAGGTCGCGTAGTATGGCAAGATGTTACATGTACTGTAGTTGATCCTGGTGGCGCCGATGATGCTGGCGCAGCGTTATATAATATGTTAGCTGTTTCAGGTTATTCTACGCCTACTGATGCTCCTCTTGCTGGAACTTTAGAAGAGTCAATTTCGAAGAGAAAAGCATTAGACGCATTAGGTCAGCCCAGGTTGACACAAATTGACGCTGAAGGTTTTCCCATCGAAGAGTGGACAATGCACAATGCCTTTATCTCGCAGGCTGATTTTGGAACGGTAAATTATGATAGTGATGATATCGTCAATGTTCAGCTTACTATTATGTATGACTACGCCACTCTAGCTGTTCCTGGCGGCCGCGTAGTAAACCCTCGCGTTAGAACATCCGGTTAAAGTCTCTTTAGAGAGGATAATTGATGAGCTTTTGGACAAACAAATTAGAGATTAAAAGATCTTATCGTTGGTTAGCAAGTGTAACTTTTAGAACAGTAAGTGCTGCCGAGTTAGAAAGCAGCGATGATGTTATCGATGATTTTAGCTTACCACCGTTTCTAGTCCACTCCTTTACAAAACCATCATTAGGCTGGAAAACAGAAGAATTTCAAGATAATATGTCTCCAGCAAAATTTGTTATTGCGAATGATGCGCAGTGGGCGCCAATAACAATAAACTTATTTGATGTACGAGAAGAAAGTTTGAACGCCAGTAAAACAATATTTGAGTGGCTGGGCAAGCTAGGGTTTGAGTCAGATTCAACTACTGCTAACGCTAACTGGGTAGATGCTCTAGATGCAATTCAAAAATTGTCTAAAGGCTACACTGGTATAATTTTAGATCATATCGATGCCAATGGCAAAATAATTGAAACATGGGATATGCAAGGTTCTGTTTTAAAGGCCATTGATTATGGTGGAGAGCTATCATATGATAGTGACGACAAACTTTTAATAAAATTAGGTTTTGAAATATCAGGCGCAAGATATTCATACATATATGAAGAAAATCGTCCATTCCGTGATGATAGCGAAGGTGATGACTTTTAATTACTAAACTACGGTAAAAATATTTAATTTAATAGTTGTACTGTGTTATAATTATTAAACATTCTTTTAATAAATTCGGAGAAAACATGAGAAATAATCAAGATAGAATGGTAGCTGGAGCTGCAGCAGACAATCTTCAATCCGCTGAACCTCCAACACAAACCCAGGGATTAGAGTTTATTGTTCCAACGGAACTAGTTGAGCTTCCGAGCAGAGGGTTATTCTATGATGAAAATCATCCTCTACATAATCAAGAAACAATAGAAATAAAGCACATGACAACCAAAGAAGAGGATATATTGACAAATGAGTCGTATCTCAAAGACGGGACTGCGATAGATAGGCTTTTAAAATCTATTATCGTAAATAAAAGAATCAATGTTAAAAACCTTTTGGTTGGGGATAAAAACGCTATAACTGTTGCTGCTAGGATATATGGCTATGGTTCTGATTATGAAACCAGGTATCGATGTCCCTCGTGCGGCACAACACAGACAACAAGTTTTAATTTATCAGAAATATCAAACAATGATTTTGAAGAAGCAGTAGAAGAATTTGATGGAAGTATTGACTATGAAGAAAATTGTATTTCTCTAGTCGTTCCTAGAACAAAAACGGAATTAGAGTTTAGGTTGTTAAAGGAAGAAGAAAACGAAAAAGGTAAAAAGAAAAAACAAAACAAAACACAAGTAATTTCTTATTTCTTCTCGAAAATAATTAAGTCTGTTAACGGAAACTCTGATGCGAAATATATTAAATCCTATATTCAATCAATGTCCTCCCTAGACAGTCGGTATGTAAGGGCAGCATATCAAAAAATGATCCCTAACGTTGATATGAACTGTGAATTTGAGTGTGATAACTGTGGGTTTGATGGCCAAGTGGAGGTTCCGCTTAAGGCGGAGTTTTTTTGGCCTAAGTGATGATTATATAAAATCAATTTATGAACAATTCTTTTATATGAAATATTATGGTGGCTGGAGTCTTTTTGAATTATATTCTTTGCCGGTTGGTCTTAGGAACTTTTATTTTCAGATGTTAGCCGATCACAAGAAAAAAGAAGCAGATGAAAATCAAAAGGCGATGTCGAAATCCAAAAGACCGATGGTACGGTAAAAATTGATTTTAAAAACTAATTAACAATATGGAAGATAAAATAATTATCGATTTAGAAGAAGCTAAACTTCTCAAAGAATATTCAGCTTCTTTGGTTTCTTTTGGCGCTAAAATTAAAAAAATGCTTTACAACATGTTCGCAGAATCTGGTGAAAGCTTTACTAATTTTTATGTTAAAGGAAAAAGACCAGACGTAATTACTTTTGGTGCTGCCCTCGGCGCAGAAAAAAAGTATATGGATTCGTACCTTAAGCACGGTCTAAACGACCCTAGAGTACTTAAAAATAGATACAGTCTTGAAAGAGCAATTCAAAACTTTGAGAGGGAAACTGGCATAAAGTGGCCATTAAAATAAGGATTTTAAATAATGGCTAATGATAAATTCACTGAAAAGGACAAACAAAACGCAGAAGCGATTAAAGATATTCTTGAAGACACGACTCGCACACGCCAAAAATTACTAGATTTAACTCTCAAACAGGTTAAGGGCGAGAAAAAATTATCTGAAATTTTAGATGAGGAATTAGGCAAACAAGCACAATTTTTAACTCAAGCTGAAATTGAATCAAAATTAAAGCAAGATCAACTAGATATTTTAGAAAAAGAGTTAGAGTTCTCCTTTGAGTTGGACCAGTTGTTTAAACAAAAGATTGAAGCTGCTGAGCGCATGGGCGACCTTGGAAACGTAGAACAAGAATTACAAAAAGAAATTAATCGGTTAAAAGCTCTAGGAAACCAGGCTACAGCTGAAGACATAAGAGAATTAACAAGAAAAGAAAACAAATTAGCAAATGTTATAGAGAGTAAGAAAGAAGAAGATGCGCTGGGAAAGAAACTAGAGGCGCAAATCGAGGCTGGTCGAAAGCTTGTAAACAGTAGCACTGATGACATTAAAGCGAAAATCAAAGAACAAGGTAAAGAGAAAAAAGTTCTTGATGAAGTTGCTGCCAAACAAACCAACATTAAAAATATAATTGGAAACCAAATAGAAGAAACAATTGGTTTAAAAGACGCCACCGATAGTTTAGGCGATGCCCTTATTGACGCTGTATTTGAGGCAAGAGAACAACAAGGAAGTACGTTAGATAATCTAAAAGAAGAAATAAAAAGAATCCAAGAAGCAATAGGACTTGAATTTCAAGAGCGCTTCACTGGTAGGAATGTATTTAAAAATCTTAAGGCACGAGCCCAAGATTTCTCCAAAGACTTTTCAGGAAGATTAGACCAGCTAGCAACAAAATTTTTAGATTTACCAGTGGCGTTTGTTCAGCAAACGGGACAAGCTGAAAAACTTGGTGAAGAATTTAAGTCTTTAACCTTTGATTTAAGTCAGTCAGGATTTTTAATAGGTGAAACAGATGCTGCTTTTAATTCTTTAATAACCAGTTTCAATGGTTTTACTCTCGCAGATGAAGAAGTCAGAAAAGGGTTAACAGAGGACGCCGCTATATTAAATCGTTTGGGTGTTGACACTGCCACATTCGGTGGTTCAATTCAAAACCTAACAACTGGCCTTGGCATGACCACAACTGCGGCCTCTGATTTATCCAAAGAACTGGTTATTTTTGGTCAAGCGATAGGTGTTGGAGCAAATGACATGCTTGAGCAACTGAACAACAATTTTGATATCTTGGCTACTCATGGTCGAAAAAAAGGCGTAGAGGTATTTAAAGAGCTGTCAAAAACAGCGAAGGCTGCTGGTATTTCAATACAAGAATTAGTTAACATCGGCAAAAGATTCGACACATTCGAGGGTGCTATGAAGTCGGCTGGTAAGTTAAACTTTATTCTTGGCGGGCCTTTAGTAAACTCCATGGAAATGTTAAACGCCACAGAAGAACGAAGAATAGAAATATTAAGAGATAGTTTAAGAATGAGTGGTAAATCTTTTGAAGACCTTGGCCGTCGTGGAAAAGAAGCTCTTGCCAGTACTTTAGGTGTATCAGTTGCTATAGCCGAGAGACTATTCAATGATAATAATATTAAAAGCATTGAAGAAGCGACTGCGGCTCTTGAAGAAAACAAAATGTCAATAAAAGAGCTTGAAGCAATAGGAAGAGAGAAGCTGACGACTGAACAGCGCGAACTTCTTTTCCAAGAACAGCAAATAACATCACAAAAAGAATTAGTTGAAACGTTTGGCGAGGTAAAAGATGCGATATTAGATATTAAACAAGCTTTCTCCGGTATAATAGGTATTATAGGAAGTTTAACAATGGTGTTTAATGTCCTGTCAAGTGCCGTAACAATTTTTACTGCCGTCACCGCGGCTGGAGCAGGTGCAGCAGGTGCAGTATTTTTGCCCGTTATAGGAGTAGTCGCGGCTGTGGCAGCTGCGG